GCACCAGTAAGAAAGAACAGTATCATCCCGCCCTCGCTACCAACCAGCCAAGTACTTGCCACGCGAACCAAACGCCTCCTACAACCACAGCGACTCCCATAAGAATTATTGTAATGGATGTCGTCCAAATTCCGATTTCATAAGATATCCGTTCTGCTTTAGATTTCATAGCGTATCTCCTTCTAATTCCCAATCGATTACTTCGTAAAAATCAGCATACTTTAATGAGTGGTTCATAATAGATGCAAGAGGCCATGTGAATATATTGTGCTTGTCATCCATCATTGCTGGTTTAAGTAATCTTATTGTCCACGATGATGCTAAATTACCATATAGTCGCAAGATTGGGTTGGTTGTTGATTTAACAAGTTTTGTAATCATTCAGCACCTTCTGCGTTACGGCTGGGTTGATACTGATCTCTAATACTTTCGTACTCTTCCACATAGTCCATGCTTAGCAATTCAAGGTCTTCTTCCAGTTGGTACATCATATCAAGTTTTTTCCGACTATTATCCTTTGAGAGATCAGCAACTTTCTCACGGAATAAATCCCAAGCCTTCGCTAGTTCATCTTTAGATTCTGCGTTACTTATGCGCTCCTGAAAAACTTTATCTATAAGCTTATCATTTGCTATTTCCAATTGTTCCCGCAACCGACCATTTTCTATAACCTGTAGATCATTGAACAGGTTAAGACCAACTGCCTCGGACTTCAGCTGTGTCACTTCGCTTTGGGAGTTAATATTGGCTAAATGCCAATCGAGAGCTTCTTTTTCATACTCTTCACGGCTTTCAACATTGTCTGCTATTTCTTCCCGCAAATCTTCTATTACTTGATGAAGAAAATTTATATGCCCATTAGCCATTGAAAATTCATCAATCAGTAAATCAATGTCATCAACTGGCGGATCATTTGACGCGGGTATATATGTACACCCTCCTGTCCCAATCGTTGTTGTCACGGTCGATGCGTTGTATGTCGTAAAGGGTTCCACCTGTATAAACCCATGCTCAATAAGAGGCGGTTCAATTTTTGGCACTGGGTGCTCCCTCATCGCCGTCTCTCATTTTTCTTTGGCTTCCCATTCGTCGTCAAACTCTTTCTCCTTATAGTATTTTTGCAATAACAGTATAGCCAGTCAGCGGGCATATTTCTGAGCTTTCAATGCCATCAATACTTTCTCGCACGAGCACTCTTTGGACCCACCTATCGGCACCATCATATCGGGGTTGGAAGGGCTTCCTCCCGTGAACAGTATCGGAATTATCAATAACCAAAAGATCCCCAGTTCCAAGAGCGATCTGCGTTGTGTTATCATCAATTGAAACTTGCAATGCATCGAGAGCAGCCTGGGCTGTGCTTGTTATCCCTGTCATTAAGGCTCTATCATAAATTATAGAATAATTACCCCAGCCATCATTTGAAAGGACTGATGTAGGAATATCAATATCTTCTTCACCGTTTGTTCTAAAGCTTTCATCTATTGATGTTTTAAATAATTTTTCTTGCAATACACAAATTGCATGTTCACTTAGACCTTCAAGAATATCATCTAAATCCGCATATGTTGTAAACGCTGTTTCATCACCACGAAGACAAAGTAGTAAAACATGTGAAGGTCTATATGAATGAAACGCGGCCTCTGTGTGTAAATGCAATTCTGTTTTAGACGATGTGGATATTTGTGAATATTCTGTTTTATGAACTGGAACAATATTCTGAACTATCTGACCATTCTGTTCTTGTTTATAGGAAAAAACTTTACCAAATTTCTCAGCATATGATAGCAACAGATTAGACGCAACAGTGGTGGCGTTTGGATCAATGTACGGGATGGCTGGAGTGGGGGGTATGTCTCCAATTGGCAAGCCGCAGTATAGAAAAAGTGTCATTTGTTACCCGCTATACAAAGATTCTATTGAGTTCATAATGATGGGAGTTCCTTTACCCACCCAAGCACCTATGCAGTTGTACTCAATATATTCCATAGCCTCCTCGTGGTCCATACCATCACGAGATACGCATATGTCAACCATCTTGTTGTAATCATATATGGCAAGTAATGGGCAATTTATTCGTTTTCCAACACCAATGACGGCATCATCAAATCCGTCCATCAATAAAACATTTTCGTCTAATTCACTTAGAACATCTCTAACATCCATATCACTTTCCTTTGGGTTTCGGTATGGCTGGGGTAGGAAGCCATTTACAGATTGATTCACTTAAGCTATCAATAACCCGCTCTATTTCATATTCCATAACTGCATTCACGCTTTTACAAATAGCAGCCCCCACCTTATCGCCAGGTTCTGGCTTTAAAATCTCCCCTACGACCTCAGAGATGCGTGTAAGGTGACAGTGGAGTAGTTCATGGACAATATTCCCGCGAGTCTCTTCCGAGGTCCAGTTACGAAAATTTTTAGATAATTCCATTACCGCCAAGTGTTGACCATAAGTGATTAGCGTCTGAGCTTCCGCGTCATTGCCGCAAGGCGTTGCAGACACCTCAATTGTCCATTGCTGAAGGCCCATCATGTTTTTAAGCTTAACAACATATCTTAAAACCCATGTCTCAATTTTCGCAGGCTTTTCTTTTTTACTTTTCATAATTGTCTCTTGCACCAGGATAATCTCGCCACTCTATCCCATCCCCGCTTTCCCAGAATGGGATCTCCCCGATTGAGATAGCCATGTTATGTATTAGTGAATCTCGTCTTGGGGCAACAATATCTAAATCAATCAACCATCCCGCACAATATACTTCTTCAGAGTATTGTTGCATGACAACAAGGAGGGCATCCTTGATAACTCTCTTAAGCTGACCAATATGGTCTTCCATAGCCTTTATGCTGTTAAGCCTTAACTCTTCTTTAAAATATCGATATGATTCTTCGGGGTCATAAGGTGGGGTCATGTCCATATTAACTCTCCAGATCTAACATAAAAGTTCCATCCAACCACATAAAAGCAATTATTGAATACCCAATGATATCGAGCATGGTATCAAGAATGCTTTCATCCTCAACACTGTTCTGAAAATTATCTTTTTTGAGAAGGTTCTCCAATCGGGCTATCTTGTCGTGAAGCCTAATAACCAACCCAGTGATCCCAAATTTTGCAATATTATAATGACCATAATCTTTTTGTTTTTTAATGACAGTTTGCAATATGCCATTGATTGACCCAACATCGCCATTTAAGTTAATTGCCACTTGCGTTGTGTTATAGGAAATCATCTTCCAATAATATTTATGCATGCTGTGATCCATATAGGTTACTTTTGATATAGGCTGCGATGCTTCTCTCAAATACAACTTACCTGAAACATATTCATCTATCAAGAATCTAATATTTTCGATGTTAGATTTATTGATGTTTGTCGTTAGAGGACTATTGCTATCATATAATTTTATTGATGTAAATAATTCCTCTGATGCATTAAAAGCAGCCTGCTCCCATGTTGTAGGGTCTGTTGATGATTCTCTTGTTTTCAATACTGTCATTATTTCTCCTAAAGTCAGGCTGCTTTTATTGCGATCAATTATTGTGCGTCTTGCGTAGTTCTTTCAACTTGTGGATTTAGAATTTCGAAATGTCCACGCTTTACTTTCTTGAAGTAGCCGCGATTGGCATTGTAGAAATTATAAAAAGTTGGGAGAGAGATGCTAACATCTTGTGCCATTTGCACAGGTGTTACTACTTTCCCAACATTGCCACTCAAGAAGCTGACAATATTATTTTGCTTTGATTTTCTTCCAGTCATTTTTTTCACCGTCCTTTCTTTGAACTTGAACAGAATAGAAAACTTATCGTAATCTTCTTCTGATATGTTATAAAATGAAATTACTTTACTCGGGGTCCAGCCTTTATAGTGTCCGTAAACAACGGAGCACGCAGCTCTGCTATCCTTATTCTTTATGGGTCGAGTTAACTTTTCTAAAATCTTCTCAAACTCTGGGGTTCCAATAAAGGAGTCTTCATCTTTAATCTTTTCTACAATTGAATCCTGGCTCCGCATAACAAATCCTTTCGTCTAATGTATTTGCTTATCATACCACCATTTTAAAGAAAATATTGCGCCGCCGAGATATTTTATAAAAGATTATTGTTTGGTCTGTCCCGATATTCGGACATGGTGACAGATCGGAATTGCTGTCCGTAAATCAGGACATCAACCGTATTATGAGCAATATCAATCACATTACCATAATGTGTACGGACGCACTCATGACACAGTGAGGTGTTTTTTTCGGATTTGTGATGCATTGAGCACTTTGGGGCGGTTTGAGTGAGCAGTTTGTGGTGTAACAATAAGCCCGAATTCGAGCTGTTAGGGGCTTTTTTCGGGCTAAAGATTACAAAAGCAACTATAGTGATCGCTTGCTGTTTAGACCAACTGTTGCAAAATATGCAAGTGTTCGCCGTTCGCCAACAACAGGCCATGGCCTGTAAAAACAGTACCAATTACAGGCTATAACCGTTGGTTCAAATAGTGCGCACTGTGCGAAATACTGCACAAGTGATAACAGATCCGCACTTGTTATCATTTAAGCAACAACTGATAATAACCGAAGTGCTAATATTCTGGCGGGGATTGAATATTTCTGCCATAATACTTTCATTTCAGTTATCGACAGAAAACATGCAACTCGAAACCCGACCCATCGAGTCATCTATCTTTTGTAGATAAGTGAGTCGAAGTCATCAGAGTTTCTTACAAGTTGCTTCCCCCAATCTGGGGTGTAAAAGTCCCGCAAACTGGGGTATAGATGTCCTGCAAACTTGCGCATTCATAAAGTATAACTGTTTGGCGTTTTTGACTTTTGATCTTGTATTTAGACGCTCTCCAGTTACGAAAAACTTCCGAGTAACTTCCGAGTAGAATTCCTAGTAACCCGACTTGTGCCAAGCATCCGTCAAACCCGTACTAGAAATGGTGCGCTTGTGCCAGCTTGTGCCAAATCATATGCTTGAGCATACACTTGGGCGGGGGTATGGTATACAATACAAAGTCTAGTAATACAAAGTTGAACCCTCATTAATACCTCAGTGAAATGGCATACCTCAGTGCCGCACTAATGTATTGAGAATTATTGATGTATTAGGAAATACCGAACAGTTGCTCAAAAGAAACGCTGCGTTTAGTATTGATACTTCATTGACATTAGGTACATCATTCTTGTCTGAATGATATATCATCTTGTATATAATCATTCTATCCCCCTCATTTTCGAGGGGTTTGGCTCACGACTAGTCCATAAGTACGGTCACTACGCTACTCTTCGTCCGTTTTGGGCTTGTCTACTCTGGAGTAGACTACGCCAGAGTAGACTCCCGTTTCGGACAGGCTCCCGTACAATTTGTTGGCAGCACAAATCTTTTGGAAGCGACGATATTCTACAAGTAGCATCCCTGACTTATGCCTATTACATGGGCCACAGGCTCCTAATAAATTGCCCACTGAATGCTGACCGCCCCTACTAACAGGAAGGATGTGGTCAATTTGCGTGCTTGGTGCAATCCGACACAGATAGCAGACTCGCCCTAACATGCGTTTAATTTCATCCACCGAGATGGCGAATATCCCATTATTGAGTTGTTTGGCACGACGGATATGATATTTCAGCCTCGCCCTTTCAGGGTTCGCATTACGCCACTGCCGCCATGCGTCACATTTCTTTTTGGCGTTATTTAGATGATACTGACGGTTGTTCTCGCGCACTCGCCCAGTATTTGCCGCAGCCCATTTTTGGGCGCGAAGAATATCTGGTTCAGGATTATTCTTATATCGCCGCCGCCCATCGGCGTTGTGGCAAGCACTACACATCGTCTTTAGTCCATCTTTGCTGGCTGCGTTTTTGTGAAATTGGTCGAGTCGCTTTGTCTCGCCACATTTGTTGCAATCTTTCATAGTCTCTATTCTAACACAATTACTACCATTTCGGGCATGCTAACTGGCATGCCAACCCCTAATTGGTTTATCTGTGAGGTAAAAGGGGTCTAAGTGACAGTTGTATACGATCTGTGTACATCTTGATTAGAATGGGGCGAGATTATCAAACATGGTTATAATTTCTGGGCGAAATCTAATCATCTTGGGTACAGTGTTGACGCAAGAAGGTTCACTAGATTTGCACCCATACACGCTTGATGTACCAGGTTGTCATGAAGTGCGTGTGATTGACAACAGACCTAACACCTAACACCCCAGACCTTACACCCTACACAAAGCGGCAATTAGTAAATTGTCATATAACCGTTGTGTTTCTTGGGTTTGGGCGGGAGAAATGCTACTGTTCGCTAGAAGTGGGTAGTAGACCCCCACCCCTTTGGTACAAAAACCCGTCCAACCCCCCCCGCTTTGGAGCGTAATAGAATAATGCACCGTCAGCTTTGTATCTATATGAGATGATATTGCCATTCCCATATATCTACAGGACCCTCTCGGTAAATGAGGGGGTACCCCGATTAGAATGGGATTAGCAACTTAATGGGAAGAGATTGGAAACTTAACGGGAGGCATTGGAAACTTAACGGGAGACAACAAAGCCCGCCAGTCTCACCATTCAGACACCGACGGGCCCTGTTCAAAACCGTGACATTTTGTCACGAGTTGAGTTGCGTAGCCTAAGCACCGCAAGGGGTAAACTTCAACCCCAAGAATCATAACCAGCCGAAGCTGACAGAGGACCCTCTTGGGGAGATACTCAGTATATCACTAAATACTAAAGCAGGCACCTCATTCACCATGTAATAATCTTTCGAAATACTATAGGTCTAGAAGTGCCCGCTAAATCTTTTAATATTATATCAGACTTCACCCCGAGAGTGATCTGAGATGTGATCGTCTACTTTTTCTTCTGTACGAATACCTTGCTCTTTAATAATGTTAACAATTTCTCTAACCCCGTCAATTGAACGCCCGAGACCTGCAGCGGTTGATTCTATTTTCTCCGATGTTATCATATGTTCACGAGAGTTTTTATCATCAAATTGCTTTAACCACCATCTGCCAATAGCCATCGCCCCCAGTATTAAAACGATAACTGAATAATTGCCATTATTTAGGACCGACGAAACTGAATCATAAACTTCTTTTGGGTCCATTCAAGGAACCTGCTCTTACTTTGCCAGTAAGAAGCTCGCGATTGTATCAACATCAATGTCAAAAGAACCGTGCTCTTCTTCATGACTCTTAAGAGCCAAAACAAGATCTGCTTTACCCAAATCAGACGATCCTTTTACTTTCTTGGAAGCACCTGGACCTCCAACCTCAGAGGCTCCATTTGAGCCGCTGGCTGGTTCGCCAGTGTCGCCACCGCCAGAACCTGTGATGGTTTCTTTTGTGCTTGTAAGCATAAAAGTCACATCTTTAACAGATTTTGTAAGAGAAGCGTATTGCTGCTCGTGGTAATTAGCAGCAGCCATGTGTTCTTTCATTTGATCAAAAGCAGCTTTTGCCATCCTGTCGTGCATTCCTTTCATCAAGAAATGTTCTGAGGCCATTGATTCCGCATTGTCTACGGGAATTTTAATATAATGCATTATTCCTCCTATTGGAATTTCTTTTTATTTAACCATAACTTAGTATTACAGAACTGATTAATACTATCACATTATTGATAAATACTCACAACATCCGATTGAGCCCACCTTTGGACAGGGATTTCTACCCTATGGAAGGCGTGGTAAGCGTCATCAGAAGAATAATATATTTTAGCGTAGGCTTTTTTAGCCCCCTCATTGTAAACTGAACATACCCCATTTGGGCAGAAGTATAAGGCTTTATATTGGTATTTATCATCAGCCCAGTGAACGGCATTAACAACAACTAAATATTTACTACAATAAGGACAGATACTTTCTGGGTATGGGAAATCTTTAATTACTTGACCAAATATCATATACTCTCTTCGTCATCATCTGGTGCATCCATAAGACCAAGATTACCATCTTCTGTTTGAGTGAAGATTTTTTTTCTTAATACATAGTTGATTATTTCATCAATCTTATTTTTTGCAATCTCTACGCCATCCATGAGACAGTTTAACTCATCTAGACTCATTGGGTACTCCTCTTCTGGAGACATCATAACAAAGGCTGGGGCATAACTCTTTTCAAACGGAACCGCTTTAATTACAATCTGGAGAGTTTCCATCTCTTCTAAACCAATATCTGAGTTATAGTTTTCTATTCTCATTTGTTTTTCTTACGAAACTGGTTGGTCTTAACTATATTAGTTTTAGGTAACAGTTGTTCAGTTTTATTTATTTGTTTATTTTTCTGCGGTAGTTTAATAAAACTAATCCATTGGTATGCTAGTATAACTAGCACCGATTGTAGGTATGAGATGTCTCTACCCAAGAGCACCTCTGCTATATACTGTACACCCGCCCCAGCTACCGAAGTCCAAGTTAACCAAAAAAATAAAACACCCATAATTCTCCTTTTTTAAATGCTATCAGATAAATTAAAAAAAATCTCACCAAAGCCAACATTTCTTTTTCAGACATGATATGCTTCGCATACTGGTATGCAGAGAGAGCTAGCATACATAGCATACTATTAATACTTAATATATATAGCATATAGCATACTGGTTACACTTAGCATGCTAGTATACAGCAATATTATTCGTGTAATCAAAAGGGTGATAAGATTAAGTATGCAAATAATTGCGATTGTAGAATCTGACGATTATGGCCCCGCTGCTGTTGTAGACCCAGACCACATCAGCATTATGAAATTTGATGACTTTTATATTGCAGCAACCAGATGTGTATTTACAAACATTCCAATTAGCCAAGAGATTTCTGAAGAAACCGCCCTCGCCCTGATGAAAAAGGGTGTAAAGTGTTTAAACTTATCCTCCGACAGTACAATCGTGGAGAGCGAGAAAGACTAACTTCTAAATGAAAAAAATTTCATGGTTTAGCTTGAATCAGCAAGATGTGTCTGGCGAGTCTTGGTATAGCCAAGGCTATTCCAACGCTGCCCTCTCAACAATAAAAGCCCTACAGGCAAGGGAGTGTGCTGTCTTTTATAACAGAGAAGATATCGACTACCATGTTAATTTTTGTCCTCCGACCTACTACCAGACAAAATCGAAATATAATATTGGGTACACTCCTTGGGAGTCTACCAAGGTTCCTTCTCACTGGTTATACAATATGCAAAAATGCGATGAGATCTGGGCAACATCAAACTTTGTTAAAGAAATATATATTAAAAATAATGTAAATGCCAATGTACACACCATCCCACACGGGGTATCCCCAGAGTTTTCCATAATAGAAAGAGAATTAACTGGAAGATTTAATTTCATTCATGTTGGCGGGGACTCAAAAAGAAAGAATGCTCAAATGGCAGTTGATGCCTTTCTTGAACTTTATGAAGGTGATGATGACTATAGATTAGTCTTGAAGTATAACGGCTACTGTCACGCTGAAGTTTACATTAAAGACCAACTTGTTCCAGCAATGTTCCACCCCCAAATTCTTTCCATCCCAGACCAGATTTCTGTTGACGACCTAGTTGCTCTGTATCATAAATGTCATTGTATGATTTATCCAACAATGGGTGAGGGCTTTGGGTTGATTCCTTTTGAGGCAATTGCAACTGGCCTTCCTACCATTGTGACAAATCTTACAGGGTGTGAGGATTTTGCAGTTTATGGTATTCCATTAGAAGCAACTTATGTGAAATCAAACTGGCACGATCATATTTATGGAGTTGACACTGGCGAATGGGCCAGCCCTAACTTTGAAACCCTGCTGCAGCTTATGGAAAATGTTGTAAACGAATATGATGACTTTAAAAAATATGCTTTAAAATCTGCACGAATTTTGCATTCCGAGTGGTCTTGGGAATCTGTTGCCGATAAGATACTTGCGCGGTTTGAATTTTATCAAAATTCTTTACTGTAGTCCTAAGCAATGATTTTTGACCCTATCACCTTGGTAGGGTAAACTGGCTCTTCCCAAATACCAGGAGGTATTAAATGTCTTTATTGTCAGCAGAGTTTATTAATTCTTATAGTGGGGTAACGCCACCATGGGGTTTTGGTGGACTTGGAGAGGTTGTTTTCTTAAGAACATACAGTAGAAAAATTGAGGATCTTGACAGATCAGAAACCTGGGTGGAAACAATTACCAGAGTCATTGATGGCGCTTGTAAGATCGGTGTTGAATTTTCTATTGAAGAAGCCGAGTCTTTGTTCGACCACATGTTTAATTTGCGTTGTAGCGTCTCTGGTCGCGCCCTGTGGCAGCTTGGTACGCCATTGGTATCCCAGTTCTCTGGAACATCTTTAAATAATTGCTTCTATACAAACATTGAAAAAATTGAAGATTTTGAATTGTTGTTTGATTACCTGATGCTTGGCGGGGGAGTTGGATTTTCGGTTGAAAGATCAAAAATTCACGACTTGCCAAAAGTTAAACAAGTTTCTTATATTACTGCTGAAAGAAGCAATGATGCCGACTTTATTGTTCCAGACTCAAGGCAGGGGTGGAGAGAACTTTTGCACAAGGTCCTTGAATCTTATTTTTATACTGGCAAATCTTTTACATATTCAACAATTCTCATCCGTGAATTCGGAGCCCCGCTTAAAAAGTTTGGGGGAACAGCCTCTGGATCGGGAGCACTTGTTGACGGGATATCTGACATATCAAAAGTTTTAAATAATCGTGTTGGTAAAAAACTACGATCCGTAGATGTTTTGGATGTTTGCAACATTATTGGTCGTGTTGTTGTTTCTGGTTCATCTCGCCGTTCTGCGCAAATTGCTATTGGTGATCCTGACGATGTGCTATTCCTTCGTGCAAAAAATTGGGGAACTGGAGATATTCCCGCATGGAGATCAAATAGTAATAACTCTATTTATGCCGACTCATTTAATGAAATCCTTCCCGAACTGTGGAAGGGGTATGATGGATCTGGAGAAGCCTACGGGATAGTTAATCGTAAACTAGCAAGAACGCATGGGCGGTTGGGGGAGAAATCTCCCGACCCAACGGTGGAAGGCTTCAACCCGTGCGCGGAGATTGCACTTGCGGATGGGGAGTCCTGCAATTTAGCAACCTTGTTCTTGCCGAATATTGAATCATTAGAACAGTTTATGGAAATAAGTAGATTGCTTTATATGATTCAAAAGCAAATTACAAGAATGACATACCCTTATGAAAAGACAACAAATGCTGTTCGTAAGAACGCTAGATTGGGCCAATCAATTACGGGAGTGTTGCAATGCGGTGCGGAAAAAATTTCTTGGTTATCCCCTGTCTATGAGTATTTGAAGCAGTATGATAAAGATTACAGTAAAACAAGAGGATGGAACCCTTCTATCCGACTAACAACGGTGCAGCCATCTGGCACGCTATCTCTGTTGCCTGGGGTAACGCCTGGGGTTCACCCAGCGTTTGCTCCATACTATACACGCAGGGTAAGATTTAGTTCAGTTGATCCATTGGTGGATGCTTGCAGAAAGCGCGGGTATAAAGTTGTTTGGGATGTTGGGTTAGATGGTAGAGAAGATCATAAAAGATATGTTGTTGAATTTCCTTGTCAATCCCCAGAGGGATCAGTCCTCGTTTCTGAAATGACAGCAGTTGAACAACTTGAATGGGTTAAGACTATGCAAACTGTTTGGTCAGACAATGCCGTGTCAGTAACTGTCTATTATAGAAAAGAAGAGTTGTCTTCAATTAAGGAATGGTTAAGTAAGTATTATGACAACAGCATTAAGTCTGTATCTTTTCTTCTTCATATTGACCACAACTTTCCCCTGCCTCCGTATGAAGAAATTACCAAGGAAGAATACGAGAAAACATTGTCAAAATTAAACTTATCTATTCCGCTACAGGCATCTTCTGTACAATTTGAAATAGATACCGAGGATTGTGTTGGCGCGTGTCCAATAAAGTAATTTATTGCTCTATTTGTACTTATTTTAACAAAAATGATGTACAATAGGTTTGATGAGTTACGAAAATGTTAAGAAAAAGCGTTTGTGGGTTCCAAGTCGGACATGGGGCACATGTATTTGGATAATGGCAGACGGGAAACCTTTATCTGACGGAGATGGCTACCTTTCGGCAGAAGGGTTTGTTGATGATAAATCTATTGAAAAAAGAGTTGCCGAAGCCGCTAGATACTGGACTGAATCGGATGAAGGGCATGTCTTGTGGGTGCATGGGGCAAGAAAGGTTACTAGCAGCGAAAGAGACGATCAGGTATCAAGACTTCAGGATGGTTACACGCCAGACCCATATGAAGATTTTTTTGACAATATTGGCAAGGGGTAATTGATGGATTCTAAAACAAGTTATATTGAAGATATAATTGATGACGAAGAAATAGACGGCGTTCAATATTTTGGGTTTGAAAGCACCCCTATAAACAATGATCCCTTCTATAAAATTAGTTTTGATGATCTTTCTGTAAAAATGAAAAGAAAAGCTAGTCGTCTCTCAAAAAAGTTTATTGGCGCTGACGGTACAGAATCAAAGTTCTTAGACCCAGAAATGCTTAGCGGGTATTCTCTTTATGACATAGTTACGCCTCCATATGATTTAGACACCCTCGCTGATTTATATGATTCTAGCGCAATTCATAACGCATCTGTAGCTGCCCGTGTCATGAACACGGTTGGAGTCGGGTTTGAATTTGCTCCAACAGTAAAATCAAAAAGAAAAATTGAAAAAGCAAGCGGCGACCCAGATAAACTATCTAAAATTAGAGTTGCTTTAGAAGATGAAAAACAAAGGCTTGAAGATTTTTTTGAAGATATAAATGTTGAAGAAACTTTTATTGAAACAATGATTAAAGTTTGGCAAGATGCACTGACAGTTGGTAATGGTTATGTTGAAATTGGTCGCAATAATTCTGGAGAAATAGGTTACATAGGTCATGTCCCCGCAACGCTCGTCCGAGTGAGAAGAAAGCGCGATGGCTTTGTGCAAATTGCAAATAGCAATAAAATATCCGCTGTGTTCTTCAGAAACTTCCAAGATGCAGAAACGGAAGACCCAATTAATGGTGACAAATCTCCAAATGAAATAATTCATTTTAAAATCTATTCTCCAAAGAACACTTACTATGGAATTCCATCTGCTGTTTCAGCGGCGACTGCAATTGTTGGTGATAAGTTCGCGAAAGAATATAATATTGATTACTTTGAAAATAAAGCTATTCCTAGATATGCAATTATTCTTAAAGGTGCAAAGTTAAGCAACAAGTCAAAGCAAGAGCTTGTTAATTATTTTAGAAAAGAAGTTAAGGGAAGAAATCACGGCACTCTTGTTATCCCCCTCCCATCATCAATTGGTTCAGAAAGCGATATCAAATTTGAAAAATTAGAAGCTGGAATTCAAGATTCCTCTTTTGATAAATATCGTAAATCAAATAGAGATGAAATATTGGTTGCCAATAGAGTGCCTGCTCCAAAAGTTGGTGTCTATGATAATGCAAACCTGGCGGTATCGCGAGATGCTGATAAAACATTCAAAACGCAGGTTGTCGGCCCAGATCAAGCTATTATTGAAAAAAGATTGAATAGAATTATGTTAGAGATTTCAACGCTATTTACAATTCAATTTAAACGGATTGATTTAATTGATGAAGACATTCAATCAAAAATTAATGATAGGTATCTCAGGACAGAAGTTATTTCGCCAAATGAAGTAAGGTCTGGCCTGGGGTTGCCAGAAAGAAAAGATGGAGATGTTGTTTTACCGTTTCCCACAAAAATTAAAAAAGAACTTGGGGGGCCAGGAGCTCCTCCAGGGAATTCTAATAACCAATCATCGCAACCACCAAAAGCAAGGGTTGATACGCCAGCAGGCGCATCTGACCCGAGAGCGTCTGGTGATCAAGCGGAGAGGGGTCAGAATCAAGATACCGCAGGAGGTACGAAATGAGTGAAGGAAATGGTATGGTTTATTCCACAACGGGAATAACAAGTGTTGCAGGTGAGGTGTCAGTTAATAGTCACACGGGTTGTATTTATTTTTTAAATCTACACGAATCAACTAACGCAACAGTCAAGCTAAATGGTGGTCCACATCAAATTATTATTCCACCGTCGGCAGTTTCTGGCGGGTATGTCGAAGTTACTGGCGACTATACAAAATTTGAAGTAATTACAGCATCAGTTACTATTGCTGTATATGCTTTAGCGTGATACTATAAAAGTATATGTTTTGTAGGAGAAACTTTGGAAACTTTTAATTTATCTTTCCCTATTGATATGATCAAGAAAGAGGAAAGAATTGTAAGCGGTATTGCTACCGCAGATAATATTGACAAAGCAGGCGACATTGTTGACTTTGGTGCTTCAATCGAAGCATTTGGTGGATGGGGTGGAAACATTCGAGAAATGCATGCCCCTATTGCTGTTGGTAAAGCTGTCAAAGTTATGCCAATTCAAATAGACGGCGGGGATGGAATCACATACAACGCCTTCAGAGTTGATGCTTATATCTCAAAAGGCGCTGAATCAACATGGCTAAAAGTGCTTGATGGCACGCTTCGCGCATTTTCAATTGGTGGTCGAATTATGGTGAAAGAAAAAATGGCGGGTAAATTTTATAATGGTCGTCAAGTAAGTGTTATTAAGCAGTATGAGCTGGGTGAGTTAAGCCTTGTTGATAACCCCGCGAACGCCCTTGCAACTGTAGATTTAGTAAAAATGGATCAGGATGGCAATTTAGATTATGTTTTGCCTTTTGCTGTGGATGAGGATGAAATTAATAAAATTGATAATCTTAACATTTCTTATGAACAATTGAGAAATGTTTTGCAAAATGATGTACAATATGATATGGTAAACCCTATGGATAATTTAGAAAATGAAAAGAAAGTATCCCTAGTAAAGAAGTTTATTAGCTGGCTTGCAATCGAGTCTGCGGATACAACTGGACTATTAAAGTCCGAAAATGATACTGAAGTCTCAAAAGAGGCGGAAGTTAACAAAGAACAATTGGAGGAAGAACAGATGGATATTGAAGTTCTTAAGAGTGTCCTTGGTTCCGTAATTGATGAAAAGCTTACCGCCTTCGCCACTTCCTTGAAAGAAGAAGTTGCCGCAGATGTCACAGCCAAGATCGAGGAAGTAACTAAAGGTTTTGAAAATGAAAGAGCAGAAACTGCTCAGAAGATAGAGGCGACTGAGCAAGTCGTCCAAGAACAAAGCGCAAAGATTGAGCAATTTGCACAAGCAGGCGCAATGAAGAAGAGTGTTGATCCAGAAGATACAGATGATGAAGTAGTTATTACTAAGTCAGAGCCTGAATCGTTTTGGAAGAACATTTATTTGCCACAAGGTTTGATTAACTCCTTGGGTTATAGGTCATAGGAGGATATATTAATATGGCAACACAAGCAGAAATTCTAGCCAAGGATTACGAGGTAACAACTGCAGTAGTCGGTAATGGCGCTGGTGGTATTTTAAAGCCAGAACAAGCAAATAGGTTCATTGACTTCGTAGTCGATCAATCAAATTTGATGCAAAATTCAAGACTGGTTCGTATGAAGAACCCAACACTGGAACTCGACAAGGTTTCTGTTGGTACAAGACTGATGGCAAAAGCCACAGAGGCGA